TTTACGCTGAAATCCTGCGCCAGATCGGGCGTATGCCTAACGACTACAAAGAACCCGACATGGAAGACATGGGCGAGATGGAAGAGCCAGAAGCCGACGAGCCAGAAGCCAAAGAATACGAAAATCCCAAGCCCAGCCCCCAGAGCAAGAAGAAAGAAAGATAGGACCATGCCGCGCTACAAATACGATGCAAAGACCGAAAAGGTCGTTGAGATCACCACGGAACGCAAAGCAAAACGCACAAACTCAGACCGCGCACTTTGGAACGATGCGCACTATGACGGCGCAAGAACGACTGACGGCAAGGACATTGGCAGTCGCAAGAAGCACCGGCAGTACATGCGCGACAACAACCTGACGACCAGCGACGACTACACGAGCGAATGGAAAGCCGCAGCAAAAGAACGAGAACACTACAAAGCAAACGGCGGCACAGTCACAAAAGATGACATTCGCAGAGCCATCCACCAGCTAGAAAGTCAAAACAATGGAAAATGAACCCTCGATCCGCGAATCAATCGAAGCTGCAATGCCAGAGGAAGATGATGCCGTCGAGACGGTAGTAGACAATACGCCGGCACCAGAACCCGCTGAGAAAGAAGAAACACAGCCAGAGCGCCCGCAATTACGCTCTACCGAAGCCAAGCCCACCGAAGCCAAGTCACCCGAAGACAAGCCTACAGAGGTTAAGTCTGACGGCATACAAGCTGGGCCTAAGTCTTCCCCCAAGGCTGAAAGCCGCGCCCCTGCGTCATGGCACCCTGAAACCCGCGAGCATTGGGCTGCGCTGCCGGAAGCGGTTCGCACAGAGGTAGCCCGCCGCGAACGCGAAGTGCAGACCACGCTAAAAGAGACTGCCGAGGCGCGTAAATACGCGGAGCAGATCGAGCGCACAATCGCGCCATACCAGATGTTCATCAAGGCCGAGAACAGCAACCCGCTCCAGGCGATTGATAACTTGATGTCTACCGCCGCCCGTTTAAGGACAGGTTCTTCGCAGGATATTGCGCAGTTGGTGTCTGGTTTGGTTAAGCAGTTCGGCGTTGGGCGCTTTGGTCAGAGCTTCATCGAGCAGCTAGACAGCGCCCTGGTTGGCGAGATTCCCCGCGTGGACGCGCAGCAGCAGCAGCTTCAACAAGCCATGCAACAGCAACTGGCTCCGATTCAGCAGTTTATGAACCAGCACCAAAACGCACAAGCGCAAGCGCAGCAGAAAGTAACCCGGCAAGCCGAGAATGAAGTGCTTGATTTCATGGAAAAGGCTGAGTTTGCCGAGGATGTGCGTGAGGATATGGCTGATCTGATGGAAATGGCACAGCGCCGGGGCCGCGATCTGTCGCTGGGTGACGCCTACCGTCAGGCTTGCGCCGGCAATGAGCGCGTCAGGTCAGTCCTGGTTGGACGCCAGAAGTCACAAGGCGCTCAGAAGCTGACAGGGGCCGCACAGAGGGCCAAGTCAGCGGCTGTGAGTGTCAGTGGCGCACCGGCAATGGGAGCGCCCCAGCAGGGCGCTGTAGACGTTAGAAGCGCAATTGAAGCGGCTATTGCGAGCCATAGTCGTTAATGCTAAGAATGATATGATAGCTTACGGCACTTTTGAGGTTGTTTCTGGGTAAAGCTGGACGTTTGCTAAACAAAGCATCATCCCTTGCGGAACGCCGCGTTAAGTAAACACCACCAGCCAAATCTGTTAACGATTAAAACTGTGTTGTAAGAACGTGCAGCGAATAACGCCACGGAGAGCTAAGGCTCCCACCGTTGTATCGTCGCGGTCACTGTGCCATCGGGCCTAGCCCGAACATGAGGCGACCACTTAGTTCCGCTGCAGGAACGAACGTGTGTCACGCGGAACAAGCTCTGTTCCGTGAACCCTTACCTCATGGAGATTTCAATGGCTTTCCCGAATACCACAGACATCGTAGCAACGACTATTCAAAGTCGTTCACGCGCTATTGCCGACAACGTGACCAAGAACAACGCCCTGCTTGCCAAGCTCAACATGCGCGGCAACATCAAGCCCATCTCGGGCGGTAACGTCATCTTGCAGGAACTGAGCTACGCGCAGAACGCCAACGGCTCGTTCTACAGCGGCTATGACTTGCTGCCCGTCGCGGCGGCTGATGTCATCAGCGCGGCTGAGTTCAACATCAAGCAGCTTGCTTGCCCTGTCGTGATCTCTGGCCTCGAAATGCTGCAGAACAGCGGCAAAGAAGCGTTCATCGACTTGCTCGAAGGCCGCATCAACGTAGCCGAAAGCACGATGTCGAACCTCCTGGCGCAGTCGATCTACTCTGACGGCACCGGCACTGGCGGTAAGGAAGTCACCGGCTTGGACGCCGCTGTTCCTGCTGACCCGACCACTGGCACCTACGGCGGCATTAACCGCGCCACTTGGGCGTTCTGGCGTTCGCAGTTGTATGACTTCAGCGCCGCGTCAGTCACTCCGTCTGCGACAACCATCCAGGCCGCGATGAACTCCATGTGGGCCAGCCAGGTTCGTGGTTCTGATCGTCCTGACTTGATTGTCGCGGATAGCATCTACTGGACGTACTTCATGACCTCGCTCCAGGCCATTCAGCGTTTCACGACGCCTGAGACTGGCTCGCTTGGTTTCCCGACGATTAAATTCATGGATGCAGACGTTGTTCTGGACGGCGGCATCGGCGGCTACATCGGCTCTTCGCTGATGTTCTCGTTGAACACCAAATACATCTTCCTGCGCCCGCACAAGGACAGGAACATGGTCGCTCTCAGCCCGAACAAGCGTTACTCGGTCAACCAGGACGCGGAAGTCCAAATCCTTGGCTGGGCCGGCAACCTCACTAGCTCTGGCGCTCAGTTCCAGGGTCGCATTCAAGCCTAAGTAGCCGTGGTGGCTCACCTCGCCTTGGCGGGCTTGGTGAGTCCCATGACCGCCAAGGCATTTTTTAACTAGGAGAGATCAAAATGGCTCAAGCAACAATCGGCATTAGTGCCGCTCAGGTTACTGCTTCCACTAGTACTGCTGAGTTTCGTCTCGGCACCGTTGGCGGCTACGACAGCCCGACTTTGGGTTATCAGGAGTTTGTCTATGGTCAGGCAAATGGTGCCATCACTGGTGCCGGCTACGGCGTTGTCGAACAGACTGGTTTCGACTTCATTATGGCGACGACCACAACCACCGCGCCTGGTGCTTCTGGCTACGGCACTCGCTTTGGTGCCGCCCAGGCGGCTCTTGCGGATAACGAGCACGGCTGGTTCCAGATTTACGGCAAAGGAAGCATTCGCACTCTGGCTTCTGCTGCTAAAGGCACTCGCCTTAACTCGACTGCTACTGGCGGCGCTCTTGATGATGACGGAACGGCTGGCGCAGAAGCTATTAGCGGCCTCGTTATTCTGACTGCTACCGGCGCTTCTGCCGCGACGAACGCTGACGCGGTGTTCTCATACCCTGTAGTTGGCGAAACTCTGTAATTGCTAAAAACAGCGCGGGGCAACGTCTCCGCGCTGTTTACTACAAATAACAAAAGGACATAAAAATGAACACCGCCACAGCACCATCCCCGACAGATTGGAACAACGTCGCAGACGCAGTTGACGATAACTCCAACAGGTTCCAGAACGACGACAAGTTGCATGTACAGTTCAGCCGCCGCCCAAAGATTCAGCCGGCTGAGTCAGACATTGCTGGTCGCGCCATCTACAAAGAGATCGACTACATCACGATCATCGTCCCCGGCGACAAGGCGAGCATTGTAGAGCGCCCGGTCCAGGCTTATGACGCAACGCGCTTTGCGGCAAAATATGCCAACTGGAAAGCCAATGCTGGTGTTGTGCAGGAAGGTACGCCGATCTCCTCGCTGCCCAAAATGACGCCAAGCAAAATTGAAGAATACAAATACTTCGCCATTCACACCGTCGAGCAGCTTGCCGCTGCGTCTGACAGCGTGGGCCAGAAGTTCTTTGGCTTCCAAGAAGACAAACGCTCTGCTAATGCTTTTCTGGAGATTGCCAAAGGCAACGCTCCGTTTGAGCGCATGAACAACGAGCTCAAAGAACGCGATGCCAAGATTGAGGAAATGCAGTCTCAGATCGAGGCGCTTAACAAGATGATGACTAAAGCCAAAATCTAAATAAAGGCTGGGTTAGATGTCTTTTCAGATTATTGAAGATGCAACGCTACTAGCGATTGTTCAAAACGTCGCTCAGATGGTGAGCTATCCGACGCCAACTGACCCAGCCGGCGATTCCGATCCTTCCGTTCAGCAGATGGTTCAAGCCGTCAATATGTCGGCTACGGAACTTCTGGGCCTGTACGATTGGCAGGAACTCACGCGCACCTACGAGATTTCTATTGCCGCCGACACTCCTGGTCAGACAGAACAGGCGTTCGATCTGCCAGAAGATTTCTACGAGTGGATCGACCAGACGCAGTGGAACAGCACTAACCAATGGCCCGCAATCGGGCCTATCAGCCCGCAGATGTGGCAGAACTTGTTGGTCAGGACCGTCCTGCCAACGATGTCCTTCTACTGGCAGGTGCGCGACAACTCTCTCTATATCCTGGCCCCGCCGACTGAAGCGCAGACGCTCACGTTTATGTATCAGTCGCTGGCCTGGGTGCGAGATCAGGACAACCCGACACTTTACAAGAACCGCGCTACTAAAAACGGCGACACCATTCTTCTCGACAGCTTTTTGGTCACGCTCTACACGCGGGCAAAGTGGCTTGAGATGAAGGGTCTGGATTCAGCCGCCGCGATGCGCGATTTCCATGTGAACTTTGAGAACCGCAAAGGCCAGGAAAAAGGCTCACCTGTCTTGAACATGGTGCGCTCTTACGGCTTCCCGTACCTCAACGCGCTCTACAACACGCCTGATACGGGCTTCGGTTCGTAATGCCCTTAGTTGCATTAAAACCCTACAAAAGCCCAAGGCTCTCAGCGGCAGCGCAAGTCTCGATGCTGACAAGCATCCCCGCGCCCGTGGGCGGTCTGAACTTCCGCGACCCCATCAGCGAGATGCCGCCTACCGACGCAATGGTGATGGATAACTTTATCCCACAGCGCACAGGCTGCTTGCTGCGTAAAGGCTGGAGCTTCAGTTGCAACAGCCTCACCGATCCCGTCACTTCTTTGTTTAGCTACAATGCTGCCGACAGCGCGGATAACAGGTTATTCGCGGCATCTGGCGGAAGCATCTGGGACGTTACGGGCGAAGATGCGGTTGAGGATCAAGCCTCAACGGGATCAACAGACGGCATCTGGAGTACGACACAGTTTGCGCTCGCCAGCGGCGAGGTTGTCCTGCTGGCTGTGTCCCCCGGCGCCGGCTATTGGGTATACGAGGCAACTTCTGGCTGGACACAAAAAACGCCCACCAATTTGCCAACTGACTTGCTATCTGTAGCCGTCTGGAAAAACCGCGTCTGGTTTACCGAAAACAAGACCTCGACGGTCTGGTACCTCGAAGACATTGACGCGATTGACGGCATTGCTGTGGCATTTGAAATGGGTTCCTTGTTAAGAAACGGCGGCTCTGTTCGCGGCCTTATCAACTGGACGCTCGATAGCGGCGTTGGTGTAGACGACTATCTTGTCGTGGTCGGAACCGAGGGCGATGTCGGCGTTTGGCAAGGAACCGATCCAACGGCTGCTGCCACCTTTGGCCTAAAGGGCGTCTGGTACGTTGGGCCTGTCCCGGCTATAGGCCGCTTCTTTACCGCATACGGCGGCGATGTGATGATCTTGTCTGAGCTTGGCCTGGTGCCAATGTCTCGCCTGGTCAACGGTCAGTTCAGCGAAATACAGCCTGGGCCTTCGTCTAAGATACAGAATGTGCTGTCTCCAATAATTGTCAAATATCGCAATGATGCGTCATGGGACGTTATCATCGTGCCAAACTCGGATGTGTTGATTATTAAGCTGCCGCCGCAAAACGGCATTTATGTTCAATACGCAATGAATGTAAACACAGGCGCTTGGTGTACGTTCAGCGGTATGCCAATGGTCTGCACCGCGCTTCTTAACGGGCAGCTATATTTTGCAACTGATGACAAAGGTATTGCCAAAGGTTTGTTTGGCGAAGAAGACGGGTTGAAGCTAGACCTTCTCGGCGGTGATGCCGTCGCCGGCAACATTCAAGGCGCTTTTAATGCCTTTGAAATGCCTGGCCGCCTTAAAAAGTTTACGATGGTGCGGCCTGTTTTTATCACAGAGCAAGCACCTGGCGTAAAGCTGCGTATGAACACGCAGTACAGTTTTACTAGCGTAGCTGGAACGCCGTCATTTAGCGGAACTACTTTTTCTGAATGGGATACAGCCGTTTGGGGAATTGCCAAATGGTCTGGCGTTTCCAACACTTACGAAAGCTGGTTTGGCGTTTCTGGCCTTGGTTATTACGGCGCAGTGCGTATGCGCGTTAAGGGAATAGGCGGCTCAACTACGCTGTCCTCCTACCATGTCTTGTACGAACCGGGAGGCATAATGTAATGGCTTATACTAATGGAAACCCATTGATAGCCGCGCTGCGCGCTAATTCGCCCGCGCCAGCAAGACAAGCCAGCGGCATCAAGGACATCTCTACTGGTGTAATATTTAATACGCCAGAGACTAATTATGTTTACACGCCTGGCGGCACTACTGGCGGCACTACTGGCGGCACTACTGGTGGCACTAAAGATGTTGTCAAAGACAAATCACCTTCTGAAAATAATTGGATAACCGATCCATTTATTCCCGCGCCTTACGTTTCGCCTGGTCTAAAAACCCAAACCTACCAAACTGATTGGGACTCATTAAACGCTACTTATGCAGATGATTTTACTAAAGCAAAAGCCTCTGGCGTAACTGAAGCAGATTGGGCCAGCAGTCCAAGGTTCAAGGCGTATCAAACAGAAGTTATCAATCGAGCAGCTAACACATTTGATACAGATAAATTGGCAAGCGACATTGCAGCGATGGAGAAGGGCTTCGATGACCCAGTCTACGGAGATAACTTCCGTAAGATTGTCGCAGCGGAAAAGGCGCGGCTTGAATATCTAAATAGAACTGGTCAAGGAGGACCAGGGAAAGGGGCAACCATATATGAGCCAGATCCAAATTGATCGTCTTTGGCCCTCACGATGTTTTTGAGCGGTGGCTTTGTGAACGTATTGAATATGCGCCGACAAGAAACTTAAGATGTCTTGCTAACATCACGCCAGATTCTAAGATACTTGGCGTTGTTGGGCTTGATAACTGGAATGGCGCTTCATGCCAGCTACACGTTGCCGGCGAAGGTATTTGGCTAACGCGAGAGTTTCTGAGATGCGTGTTTGATTATGTGTTCAATGTCGCGAAAGTTAAGGTCTTGCTTTGCATGATCGAGAGCGGAAACGAGAAGTCTCTTAGATTTACGCGGCGCGTGGGTTGGACAGAAATAGCGCGGATTGAGGGCGCTCATCCATCTGGCGCCTTAATTGCCTTTGAGATGCGTCCCGAGAATTGCAAGTATTTGGAGATACCCGATGGGCAAATCTACTCCCGCTGCGCCTGATTATACTGGAGCGGCTAATGCACAGGCGGCGGCGTCAAAAGAGAATTTGATGGCGCAGAACTATGCCAACCGCCCATCTATTGAAACTCCGTTTGGTAGTCAAACTTGGCAAACTAATTCACAAATTGACCCAACAACAAGCCAAGCTGTAACGGCTTGGACGCAAAAAAACACTGTAGCTCCAGAGCTTCAGAGTGCGCTTGACGCTCAGATTTCTTCTCAAAACCAGCGCAGTCAGCTTGCCAACAGCTTTATGAATCGCGTTGGCTCTGAGTACGCCAAGCCATTTGATTACGAGGGCTTGCCCGCAATGACTACGGGCGGGACACCTGGCGAGATCAGGACCAATGTTGCCGACTATTCGCCTGGTCTAAACACCAGCTTTAACTTTGGCGATGCGCCGGCTGCGCCGACTTACGACACAGGCTACCGCGACAGGGTGGCGCAGAGCCTCATGGAACGCATGATGCCAGTGCAGGATTACCAAAACCGGCAGCTTCAGACGCAGCTATCCAACCAGGGCTTCAAGCTGGGCAGCGAGGGCTACAAGCGCGGTCTGGATGAGCTTGCACAGCGTCAGGCGGCAGAGCGTTACAACGCTTACGACACTGCAGGCAACGAAGCCCAACGCATGTACGGCTCACAGATGGGCGCTCGTCAGCAGGGCATCAGCGAGGCTATGTCGCAGGGCAACTTCAACAACCAGGCGCTTGGTCAGGCCCAGGGCCTCGACATCAACGCGATGAACGCCATGAACGCGGCGCAGGGGCAGCAGTTTGGGCTGAACCAGAGCTATGCCAACCAGCAGAACACGCTGCGCCAACAGGCGCTCGCAGAACAGGCACAACGTCGCGGCATGTCTCTGAACGAGATGAACGCGCTCATGTCAGGCCAGCAAGTCAATATGCCCAACATGCCGCAGTTCAACACCGCTGGCATCTCGCAGACGCCGAACCTTATGGGCGCTATGCAGAATACTTATCAAGCCAACCTCGATGCCGCTAACGCGAAGAACGCTGGGATCAGCAATGCCTTTAGCGGAGCGACTAGTCTTGGATCGGCGTTTGCGTTCTCAGACGTAAGGCTCAAGAGCAACATTCGGCGTGTTGGTATTCATTCTGTTGGCGTGGGCGTCTACGAATACGACATCTTTGGACACCGCGAGCGCGGCGTGATCGCACAGGAACTTCAGCGCGTCAGACCTGACCTAGTGCGTCAGCATGACAGTGGATATTTAACCGTTAATTACGGAGCTTTGTGATGGCATATAATTGGAACTCAGATAACAACGATGACATTTATGCAGAATACTTATCTGGACAAAGCGATTTACGACCAGAAGACATGGCTATACGTCGTAAACAAGCTATGGCAGACGCCCTAAGAAATCAGGGTATGCAAAGCCAAGAAGGCAAAATGGTAGGCAATGTTTATGTTGGTGCGTCTCCTTTTCAACACCTTGGGCAGCTTGCTTATGCTTACATGGGCAAGAAGGGACAGGGAGAAGTAGATAAAAGACAGGGTAAACAAGACGTTTTAAATAAAGGTCTTAGAACTACTATGATTGAGGCGCTTCGTTCAAGAATGGGCAATTCTCAAGACGGTATGCCGATGGGCCGCAAGAAGACGCCAGAAGAAGAAATGGCAGAACAAGCTGAACGCATGAGACAGCCTACTTATTCCTGATAATAATTTATTTGGGTTACTAAAATGGCTTATGAAGACGAACTTTCTGACGATGTTGCGTATAGAAACTCTCGGCAGAGAGGTTATGCTAATTCAACGCAATCCGTAGCAGACATAGCCTATGATGAACGTGTAGCAGCATTAGAAGAAGAAAAAAGAAAACGCGCTTTAGGTGCGGCTGCTTTTGCTCAAGCCCAAGCTGATATTCAAGCCCAACAAGCGCCTATGGGACAACCATCTGGGCAAGTCCTTCCATTGGCTATGGGGCAGTCTTCTAGCGCGTATACCCCTAGACAGGGGAAAGCGATGGAGTATTTCAAAAAATACGAAGACATGATGAGCAATCGCCCAGATATGTCTGCGATGAACGAGTACGCGCAGCAGCGTGGGCGTCAGGGGTCTTCTGCCATGTTGAACTCATTGTTGGCTAACTCTGCTGGTGAAAACTTTGCGCCACAGCAAGCGGCATACTTAAAGCAAGCTATGGCTGCGCGTGATCCGCTTGAAGTCAGTGGCGGTATGCTCACGAACAAAGGATTTGTTGAAGACCCGTATGCAGCGCGTGGAGAAAGAGGAAGAGCGGCATTAGCTATTGCAAAAGAACTAAATGATTCGGAGCAAATTGCTCAACGTGAAGCTGATGCGGATGCAAGGTATGAAAGAAGGTATGGGAATAGCTCTCAGGCTACTCCTGGTGAAAGATTAGTTGATTCAAGATATATAAACGACGCTAGAAAAAATGTTGAGTCTACTTCTGGTGCATTACAAAACATTGGGGTAATGAGAAGTATGCTTGATGTTATGCCAGGTGGCATCTGGAACCCAGAAATAGGCATGATTAATAGTGCAATGGCTTCTCTTGGTTTTGATTCAGCAGAAAAGAAAGCAACCGCGTTTAATATTGCAAATTCAATAGCATCACAATTTGGTATTGAAAAATTAAGCCAGATTGGCGGTAATGATACAGATAAAGAATTAGCTATATCTATTAAGACAACTTACGGAGAAAGAAATACAAAAAAAGCAAATCAACTTCTTTTAGATTTGTATGAATCCATTGTTGTTGCTAACCAAAATAAGCCAAGTGAACTTATAAAATGGAAGAATAAATACGGCTCTACACAGAATGAAAACGCTGATGGAGAGTCGTTTGATACTTACTGGAATAACTACAAAACAAAATTACGCAAAGAACGTGGTCTTGATTTAGGCTCCATCCAAGCAGATTTGCAGAACTATACAAACGGTAGTTCATCAAATAATCAGTCTACCTCAACTCCATCTAGCAGCGGTGTTCCAGAATACAATCCGAACGCAGTGCGACTTAAACCAAAGTCAAATTAAAATGCCCACATTTGATGTAGATATTGCTGACAAAACATATGAAGTAGATGCGCCTGATGAGCGCACTGCCTGGGCATGGGCAAACAGAAGTCATCAGGATGAGCAAAATAAAGGCAAGAAAGCCGTAGACGACGAAGTCGCCTCAATGCGCGAGGGTAACGCGCTTGTGCGCGGCGCTCGCGGTGCCGGAGCTTCTTTGCAGAACCTTGGCTACGGGTTGAAGGGTATTGTTTCTGACCTGACGCCAGAGCAGCAACAGACTGTTAATGTAAACAAACGGTTCTTGGACGAGGATACGGCTGGCTTTGTCGGTGGGCTTGCCACAGATGTAGCGTCCTTTGCCTTACCTGGCGGCGCTGCTTTGAAGGTTGCTCGTGCGCTCCCCGCCGCGATGAGATTAGCCAGGGCTGCTCCCTTGCTTGCTCCTCTTGCTGGTAACGCCGCGCTCGATGCTGGCCTTGCGGCAGCATACGCGCCAGAAGATCGTGGCGAAGCTGCATTAGCAGGTGGGATTGGCAGTGTTGGTGGTCAGCTTGCAACTCGCGGATTAGGTAGGGTGCTTGGCGGGCTTGTTAATCCAAGTGAATACGGCAAGAAACTTATGCAAGAAGGCATACAGCCAACAATAGGACAAGCGGCTGACACAAATTCAATACTTGGTCGTGGTGTACGCAAAGCTGAAGAAATTATGGGAAGTGTTCCCGTAGTTGGTGGGCTTGTAAATAATGCAAGACAGCGAGCTACAAATGAGTTTGCAGAAAAAGCAGTTGAGCGGGCTGTTCCTCCAAATGGAACTTCAGTTGGAGCGCCTAGCAGAGAAGCATTTGAAGACTTAAAAAAACAATTTAATAAGGCTTATTCTGTTTTAGATGATTTAAAATTTAATCCAGATAAAAAGTTTGAAGAAAGTATTGTTGATACAATT